GTTTCTGCGGACCGGGGATCATCGGAAAGCCGGGTCCATACTATCTTTCACACACACACACTTTCTTCGTTTGTATATTTTTATAGTGGTCGAGTCTGTGTTTCCTGAGAAGGTCCACCCTAGGGTCGCAATTATGTCTTGAAGACGCCTTCTTTTGGATACTCAAAACCACTTTATATTAAACGACATTTGTTTTCTTTGTAAGATGGTGGTGTGTGAAGTTAAGATTTTACATTAGTGCTGGGCTGAGCCCAGGTTTTTGGGTGGCTTTTCTGAAGCCTCTCCCAAATTGTATTCAATGAACACTTTAGCTGCTTGTGTGGAGTTCATTGAATAAGGATTCCCTTTTGAGTCTAGTGGATTGCCATTGTTCTTGAATTCAGCATAGTAATGGGTGCACTCCTCCCAGGGACATTGTCCTTCAAATTGACTATGATCCTTCCTCATGGCCATAACCTTCTCTTCCTTCGTTATAGGGATTGTGTCATACTGACCAGTGTACTTGTTCAACCTTTTTTGGTTGGCAGGCATAAGCATGTCATGCTTGTGGAGGTAATGGTTGTAACAATGTTTACACCTGTGCATGTGCCAGGGATATTCGTTTCCCAGATTAAAATTGGGATCGTCTCTGTGGCGGTAGTCTGGATAGGATGTCTTCCACAAGGTTGTTGGCAGGCCCAACGCATTTACCTGGTAGTAGATGTGGCTTTTTGTCTTATATCCTAAAGAGTCCATATAATCAAGCAGTTTGTCTAACCTGTCACAATCTAGAGAATTGGCTATTTTTGGATAATACACCTCACCAGCTATTTCGACCGGTACATGTTGGAATAGACCAATGTCCAGGGCATAATTGAAGATCTCCCTGGCGAACTTGGATGTGGAAGCCTCATTTTCGCCTTGACAATTGAGTGAAATTGCTTGTCCCAGTATTAAGTAAATGCCCAATTTTGTTCCTGGTAATTTTGCTTTATTTTTCTGGTACATTACAGGTTGCAATAGCCAATCGAAGTCCTGCTTGTTCAAGACATTTTTCAGATGTGAAATTGGCTCAGGTAAGTTTACAGTAACATTAAGCCTTTCTAAATAAGCCTTACCGATCGCAAAAGCCTGATTTAACAAGTCATAATCATGTTTCTCAAATGTCCACTGCCATATGGTCTCCTCTATAAGTGCTATACAGGTAGGAGTCAAGCCGTATTTCACCAGCAATCTTTCTGCGTAGGCCTTAGGGCAGTCATGGCAGAATGAATTTTCCCTGTCTATGAAATTTCCTGTATGGTTCCAGGCACGCATCCATTTTTCCTTTTGATTTAAAACCTCTTCTTTGAAATAAGGAGGGTGGTCCAGTTCCAGGGTGATGTGGTTGTAGGAATCAGGCAAAACATTATAATCTGGGGTTATGCCAAATCGGAGTCTCTTGAAGTAAGCATCTAGTATGGGCAATCTTCCTCCCATAGCTAAACCGCATTCCGCTATAGCAGCCATTAAATTTTTTCTCTGTTTTATGCTGCAATTCATGGCTTTCATAGAGTAAGGTGTATTGTAAATGACTTTCTCCAGCATTCTGACCATTTTTATGCCGCATCTCGGGCAGTCGAAGAGCTCTGTGGAACATGGTGTGGCATCTACTAACTCTCCCACCCGTAAGTACTTGAGCATGAGTCCGAGGCCTCTAGGGTTGTCCATATCTGCTTTGCTGCTGAAAACTTCTGCAAAGCAAGCAATGATTTTATCTCTATTTTCCCCAGATACTATGCTGGCATCATCTCCGGCTACGGTTCCGTCCATAATAAGTTTGGATCTGTATTCTATAAAACTTAGTATGGAACACATCAGCAGTGTGTTTAAGATTGTAGTATACCCTTGCCCAGACATCATTTTTTCCCATAACTCAATTGCTATCAGCTCAATCACTTCGCCTTCTTTTCTTCCGTTAATACTGAACTTGCCTATCGTGGTGTTTTTCCCAGCATATTTTTCGAAAGTTGCGGGGGCCACGTGATGTATTAACCCACTCTTTACCAACCAAGTGACTATTTTATTCCACAGGTATTTGACAATAGGGTTATGACTTTGATCTAATCCTGAAATATCCAATGTGAAAGACCCTGAAAAACCTAACCCTTTCCACACATTGTACTGCATTTGTTTTTGGCGGAATGATTTACCAACTCCCCAGTATTTCAGAGTAGAGAGGGCCTCCTGCAAAAATTTCATGACAGGACCTATTACAAATTTATGGTCTGCACTGGGTGCTCCTATTTGCCTAACTTTTTCATCCTCTTCCTGTGTTTCAGTTTTAACATTGTTGTCGTTGGCTGGATCAGTTTTCCTAGGTGCAGGTAATGTATGAGTTCCAGCTACCAAGGGTACAAAAAAATTTCATGACTTCCTTTTGCTTCTTTGCTGTCAAACCATTAAACCATTCTTTGTGACAATAAACGAAGTCTGCCAAGCGAGTTAAAATTTGTTCTGGCCAATAAACATTATCTATGAAGTTAATGTACTCATAAGATATTCTTGGGTCGGGCATGGGAGGGTTTACAAGGCTTCTCGACGAACAGGCTCTCACGTTCTTGACACATTGGTGGTAATGCACATGGCTTGTGGATATAGGAATTATTTTTAAACCACAAGGACGCATTTGCATGTTGCAAGTTAAGGAGAATTTCTCAGCAGGTACATCTGGATACATTTGCTCACTGTCAACATGCCTAATAGTGTCTTTGACTAAGTCTCTTCTGTCTACCAAGTTTTCGTTTATGACCTTGTCTGTGACGCAATTGCTGTAGAAGACCCTTTCTGTTGGTGTCTTACCTTCCGCTGACCAATCCTGTAGGAGGCGTTCAAACTTTTCCTTATTTTTCTCCATCCCCCCAGGCAATAAAATCAAATCTTTTATTTTCGTTGTCAAGTCGTCTTCTTTCTCAAACTCAGACAAGTTCATCTTAGGCTCATCGCTATCAGCGTTTTTTGGGTCTATTTTCCCTGAATCTGGTTTGGGGCCTTTCAAAGCTGCTAGTTTCTTCCTCTCCTTTGAAGCTTTTTTCCTGTCCCTAGCCAATTTTGCCTTGCTTTTCTCCTTTGGGATTTTCAAAAGTTTTTCAAACTGGTTACGCTCGTCTTTTGTTACAAGGTCCTGTTCCTCCATGCTGAGCTCCAACTGGCTGATCATGTTTTCCCTATGCTCCATGATGGCTTTTGAATAATCTGCTGCTTTGGCATTTAAAAACTGCTTCCTTTCCTCTGTTAAGGGTTCTTCCATTGCTGGTTCATCTTCTACAAGAACATCATCTGCTTCTTCCTCTACATACTCCACAACCATAGGATTTCTAACTACTTCGGGTTGTACATCTTTGGGTATGATTATGACATTGTCAGGTACCTGGGGTGCATGAAATTCCATTCTGATTTGGTTCTGCACTATTAAGGGCTTGGTTTTCAAAGCTTCCTGGGCTTTCTTCAAATCTTCTAAACAAGCCTCTTTCTTGGAAATTACCGGTTTTTTTCTGCAGGTTCGTCTCCTTCTTCATCACTGCTTTCACTGCTGCTGCTGCTGCTGCTGTAGGGTTTCTCATCTTTCTCTACTATTCGAGACCTTTCCACTATTATTTTCTTCTTTCTTTC